CAATGGAACGGTATTCAGGAACAGCACAAACTTAATCAATTTGTGATCCGAGTTTGTGAAGAATTCGGTATCAAAGTTATTAGTACTGCCGATAGCCATTATCCATCTCCCGGTGCATGGAAAGACCGAGAAATTTACAAGAAACTTGGTTTTCTTGGTAATGGTAAGGCAATTGATACTACACTTCCAGATAGCATTGATGATATGGAATATGCACTATATCCCAAGAATGGCGATGAAATGTGGCATTCATACAAGAAGTATTCTGCCAAATGCGGTGTAAGGTATAACGATGATTTCGTCCTTAATTCAATTGAGGAAACCTGGAATATTGCCTTTAATCGTATTGAGAGCTTTATTCCCGATAACACTGTCCGTCTGCCTAACTTTATTCTTCCACAAGGTAAAACAGCAGAAGAAACCCTTGTTAAACTCGCAGAATCAGGTTTGCGAGATATGAAGAAGTGGAGTAACAAAGAATATCATGATCGTCTTATGCGCGAACTTGATGTAATCAATGAACGTGGATTTGCCAAATATTTCTTGACAATGAAAGCAATTTCTGATCGGGCAAACGAAAGTTATATCACTGGTCCCGGTCGTGGTTCTGCTGCTGGTGCTCTTGTATCTTATGTTCTTGGAATCACTCAGGTTGATCCAATTAAGTATGGTCTTCAATTTGAGCGTTTCCTTTCAAAAACAACAACAGATTATCCTGATATTGATTACGATGTAAGCGATGCGATGGGATTGAAACAGAATCTTATTGATGAATGGGGTAAGAATAATGTTGTTCCAATTACAAACTGGAACACGCTACAACTGCGTTCACTAATCAAGGATATTAGTAAGTTCTATGGTGTTGATTTCCAAGAGGTAAACCAAGTAACAAATAAAATGTTGCTTGAAGCAACACCACTTGCCAAAGCAGAACATGGAATTACTGCTGGTATTTATACGCCAACGTTTGACGAGGTAATGAAACATTCACAATCTCTTCAGGCATTTCTTGCAACGTATCCACATATCAAGACACATATTGAGCAATTGCATGGTTCAATTCGTTCCGCATCACGTCATGCCGGTGGGATTGTTGTGGGTGAAAATCTTGATCAGTGGATGCCATTGATCAATAGCAAAGGTGTACGTCAAACACCATGGGCAGAAGGTCAAAACGTCCGTCATCTTGAACCTATGGGATTTATCAAGTTTGACGTTCTCGGTCTTGAAACATTGAACATGATGGAGAAAGCAATTCAACATGTTCTGCGTCGTCATCATGGAGTTAAAAATCCAACATTCAAGGATGTAAAGGAGTTCTATTCAAAAAATCTACACCCAGATATTCTTGACTTTGAAGATAAGAATGTATATCAAAACATTTTCCATTCCGGTAAGTGGGCTGGAATCTTTCAGATGACAGAATCAGGAGCACAAAGTTTTTGTCAACGTGCAAAGCCAAATAATATCGTTGATATCGCTTCTATTACCTCTATTTTCCGTCCCGGTCCACTATCGGCAGGTGTAGATAAATCTTTTGTTGAAAGTAAGAACAACCCAGATGATGTTGTTTACGAACACGAACTAATCAAGGAGGCAACAAGTGAAACGTATGGATACCTCGTCTTCCAAGAACAAATTGCTCTTCTCGCTCATAAACTTGGTCGTGATATTTCTCTTGATGAAGGCAATTCTCTCCGAAAAGTATTGACCAAGAAGGGAACTGGCAAAGAAGCAGAAGTAAAAGATAAACTACACGATAAGTTTATCAACGGTTGTATTGATAAGGGTCTTGGAAAAGTCATCGGCGAGAAGATGTGGCAGAAGTTTATTTACTTCTCAGGATATGGTTTCAATAAATCTCACGCTGTATCTTATTCTGTTATTTCTTTCCAATGTGCTTGGCTATACAATTATTACCCAAGCGAATGGCTTGCTGCCTACCTTGATAGCCAGCCAGATTCAAAGAAAGAAAAAGCAGTTAATATCGTAAAAGCAGCCGGTTACATAGTACAAGCTGTTGATATTAATAAATCAGGAAAAGTATGGGAAATTAGTGAAGATGGGAAAACTCTAATTCAGCCGCTTTCTGCCATTAAGGGTGTAGGTGATTCTGCTATTAAAGAGATCCTTGACCACAGACCGTTTAAGAACATTGAGGACTTCCTTTTTCACCCACGTGTAAGCTATAGTAAGTTGAATAAGAAGAATGTTGATGCTCTTTGTCGTAGTGAGGCGTTGATCACATTGATGGATAGTAGATTTACGGGAGCAAAACACTTCTGGTCAGCAATTGCTGTTGATCGTCCTCGTAAGCCAGATAATCTTGTTGAGAATATTAAAACTTATTCACCAGAAGGTGACTTTACAAGAGATGAAAAGATTTTGAATACTTTGGAGTTGACAGGAGTGTATCCAATCAATATGATAGTGCCCGAGGAAGTGCAGAAGAAACTTGCTGAAAAGATGATTCCTCCTTTGGGAGAGTATGATCAAGAATTGGGTATTTGTTGGTTTATTCCAAAAAACCTTGAGAAGAAGACCACAAAAAATGGTAAGAATTACCTAATCGTAGAAGCAATTGATGAAACAAACATCGTAACAAAGATTAAGTGCTGGAGTTATGACCCAAAGAAAGACGTCATCCATCTTAATCATCCTTATGTGGCGAGACTGGATTATCAGGAAGACTGGGGATTCAGTACGCGATCTATCGGTAAATCATTTAAACTAATTGGGTGAAATATGGACGAAAAACTAAAAGAAGAATTACTTGCATTTTTTACAAATATTGATAGAACCATGAAAGCATATAATATTGCTATTACTTCAAGAGAATATATTGATCCGGATTCTCATCTACGAAATATTGAAAACATCAACCGTCTTAGCTCAGAATTAAAAAAGAAAGTGAAAAATTCATGAACGATATTCTTTTTGCAAAAATTAGGAAGGCACGCATGGAAGTAGAAAAAGAAATTATTAGCGAAAATATGATGGGTATTGACTTTATCACTCTTTTGTGTGAATGTAGAACTGCCTTACAAATCATGTGTAACTCTGAAGAGTTTGGTGGACATGAAATGCAATTTAAAAAGGGTGAATGGTAATGTTGTTAGAATATAGTACTGTACATGAAAATGTTTTTGCTCCTAAAAGAGCCAATCCAAGCGATGTTGGCCTTGATCTTTTCTTTTGCCCAGATGTGAAAGAAGGAGAACATGACCAAGAAAAGAATATGCCACTTGGCAGTATAGTTATCATGCCAAGTCAGTGTATGAAGTTGAGAACAGGATTACGGTTTGCTATTCCACATGGATTCTGTTTAGAAATCAAGAATAGAAGTAGTGTGAGCAGCAAAAAAGAATTACTTGTTGGTGGTGGAGTTATTGATCCGGGATATGACGGCGAAGTTGTAATCATTATGCACAATGTTGGAAGAAATCCACAAATCATAAAACCAGGAGATAAAATAGCTCAAGCAGTTCTATTTCCAGTTATTCATGTTCGTCCGATTCTGGTTGACAAAGAAGAACTTTACCACGATAATATCGCTATAAGTGAACGTGGTGACCGTGGCTTTGGAAGCACTGACACCGTCAAGAAATGAGGAAATATGTTAAAAAAAGATATGGATGTTCTTTTCTCTCACAAAAGTGATGAATGGGCTACGCCTCAACATATTTTTGATGTACTAAATCAAAAATACAATTTTACTCTTGATCCTGCAAGCGATGGTACAAACAATAAGTGTGCAAAACACTACACAATACAGACAGATGGATTGTCTCAATCATGGCATGGAGAATCTGTATTTATTAATCCCCCATACAGTAAAACATATGATTGGGTATTCAAAGCTTTTCATGAAGCTCTAAGAGGAGATACAACGATTGTAATGCTCTTGCCAGCAAGAACGGATACAAAGTGGTTTCATGAATTTTGCCTAGATCCAATACTTGTTAAAAGTGTTACCTTTATTAAGGGAAGACTAAAATTCGGAGGACATAAGAACTCAGCCCCATTTCCATCAATGGTTGTTGAATTTTGCCCTCCCAAGAAAACGCCATCAATGCCAGTAATGACTACAATGAGTAACAAACTATGAAACAAATAAAAGAAGAAACTACGTCTCACAAAGATAAAGAAAAAGAACTAAAACAAAAGTTGAACATGTTTGATAAGTTAGGCGACTGCTGTCTTACTTGTAACAAACCGTTTGACAAAAAAGACAAAGAACAAGTAAAAAGCTGGTTCGTTGTGGTAAAAAATGCTGAGAACAAGGTCAACCTCTACTGTCCATCATGTTGGGGTAAAGCAACTGCACTCGTACAACAAGTAATCAATGGAGAAAATAATGATTAAGACCGCACTTACTTTTGATGACATTTTGCTTGTGCCTTCTTACAGCACAATCACAAGTAGAAATGAAGTTTGTTTAGAACAAGATTTAGATAGAAACATTAAACTGGAACTCCCACTAGTCTCTGCACCAATGGATACAGTTACGGAAGTTGATATGGCAGTCACTATATCAAAAGCAGGTGGTTTGGGTATTATTCATCGCTACAATAGCATTCAACAGCAAGTAGACATGGTAAAACTTGCTCTCAATACCGGTGCTAAATATGTTGGTGCGGCAATTGGTTCAACTGGTGATTTTCTTGAAAGAGGAAAAGAGCTTTTTAAAGCAGGTGCTAATGTTATTTGTGTTGATGTCGCTCACGGTCACCATGAGAATGTAAAAATTGCTATGCAAAAATTGAATGATGATTTTGCTTATGATTGCCATCTTATGGTTGGTAATGTTGCAACAGGAAAAGCATTTCAAGATTTGAGTGATTGGGGGGCAGATAGTGTTAGAGCAGGTGTGGGTGGAGGTGCTATTTGTAGCACACGACTCCAAACTGGCTTTGGAGTACCAAATATGAGTGTTATATTTGATTGTGTCCAAACACTGGCATATAAAACAGGCAAATCAAAACTTATTATTGATGGTGGAATTAAATATACTGGTGACATGGTAAAGGCATATGCTGCTGGTGCACATTTTGTTATGTGTGGAAGTATGCTTGCCGGAACCAATGAAAGTCCAGGAGAAACATTTGTTGATGGCAATGGTGTGATGATGAAGAACTACCGTGGTATGGCTTCACGCGAAGCACAAAACGATTGGAGAGGTAAAAGCTCTGCACCTGAAGGTATTTCCACCTTTATCAAACACAAGGGTTCTGTTGAGCCAATCCTTAATGATATTCGTGGAAACATTCAAAGTGGTTTTTCATATGCTGGTGCAAGAAACTTTGAAGAATTTATGGGTAAAGTTCAGTTAGTCCAACAAACAAGTGCAGGCATGAATGAAAGCTTTACTCATATCTTGCATAAGAAATGAAATATGAAACGCTGTACTAAGTGTGATTTAAAAAAGGAAGATAGCAGCTTCAGTGTTGGTAATAGGGTTTGTGACATTTGCAAAAAAGAGAAAAATAAGCTATATTATCAAAAAAATGCTGAAAAAGAGAGAGAACGGAAAAGATTATATCGTCAAAACAATGCTGAAAAGATAAAAGAAAATCAAAAACTATGCTACCAAAAAAATTCTGAAAAAGAGAGAGAACGGAAAAGATTATATCGTCAAGATGCTCCGGAAAGAGAAAAGATAAAATATAAAAAACTTTATTATAAAAATAATTTAGCTAAACAAATGTTAAGGAGTGCTAAGAGACGTGCCATAGAAAAGCGAATACCTTTTTCTTTAGAAGAAAAAGACATCAAAATACCAGAAATATGCCCAGTTCTTGGTTTTATTCTGAAAAAAGGAGAAGGTAAAATATTTCCTAATTCTCCTTCACTTGATCGTATTATACCAGAAAAAGGTTATGTAAAAGGAAATATAATTGTTATATCGCATATGGCAAACTCAATAAAACAGAACGCCACACCAGAACAGATTGTTGCTGTTGGTGAATTTTTTAAAAAACTATTAGAAGCAAGTAAAAATGACTGAAGAGCGAAAACCACCTCAAGGGGCAAATCCTTGCAAAATTTGTTTTGAAACAGTAGACGGAGAGTATGCTCGTCTAATGATAAAACTACGCCATGAAGAACTCACTAAAAAAGAGTTCTTCATTGCTATCATTAAAGGTTTTCTTGAAGATGAGCCAAATCTTCGTTCTTTTCTCAAGGAATATCGTAAGAGTAAAGGATATGCTCAATGGAAAGAAGAAGTACTTGACAAAGAGATAGAAGAAGGTAAAATAGAGATGCGTAAACTAGCTCTAGATAAAGATGAGATAGATGATATTTACGATCTCTTTGATGAAGAAGGTGGCTTATGAAAAAATGTAGCGAAAAATGTGTTGAATTAAAAACAGAATGTCCAAATATAGAATGCAGATATTGGGTAGAGCATCAAAATAGTTTAAATTGTACTTTTATCGCCATAGAACAAAATGGAGAAATGGATTTAAGGACAGTTGGTGACATAATGGGTGTCAGTTTTGTACGTATAAAGCAGATACAAGACAAGGCAGTTTACAAGGCAAATAAAATACTTAAAGTACTAAATTGATACTAATTATATTGTTATATTTGTCCTTGGAGGATTTATGTCATGGGTAATGAAATAGTCGCAAATGGTGCCTTGGTAGCTACATTGTTAGCACTTGCAATGAGAGAATTATTCTCTTGGTTAAAAGAAAAAAATTTACAAACTACAGATAATAAAATTTTTCAAATGAACAATAGTCTTAAATCAATATCTGACCGTGTTGAAAAAGTAGACATTAAAATTGATATGGTTAATCAAATGAATAAAACAATGTTTGATTGGCATGATAAAAGTGATGAAGATGGTGTCAAAATTTGGTATGTTCGCCGTTCTCTTGAGGAAGCTCTTCAAGAAAATGTTAGAGCCATCAATATTTTAGCAAAAAACAGCGAAATGCAAACAAGATTGCTTGAAGATATGGTCAGACAAAACAAAGAAATCAGTAAAGATCAGATGATTTTATCAAAATTACTTGAAAGATTGATAGATAAGCAATAATTTTTTGTATTTCACCGAATAAAGCACTATTTACAACTAGATTTCTTTATTTTTTAAGGGAGAAACGTGATGAGTAAGAAAAAACTATTAGAAGAAAGCACAATCCGTAGCTTTATGAAACTGGCTAACCTACAGCCATTAACTGCTAAATTCTTGAAAGAAGCAGAAGAAAAAGAAGAAGACGAAGAAGATGAATCTGAAGAAGATGAATCCGAAGAAGGCGAAGCTGAAGAAGACGAAGAAGACGAAGGCAAAGAAGTAAACGAACTTCGTTATACGGCTGATCGTAAAGAAGATCCAAATGCCGCAGACCGCCTAGAACAAGAAGGTAAAGAAAGCGAAGGTCGTCCCGCTTCAAAGAGCCAACCAGCAAAAGGAACTTCACTATCTGGTAAAACTCCATCCAAAATGGATGCAGCTAAAAATGCCGCAGGTGATGCAAAATTAAAACCTCTCAAAGCTGGTACGCATCATTCCGGTAAACCAGATAGCATTCAGCATACTGAGAAGTCAAATGCTCCAAAGAAAAACAACGCAACATTTGAAATTGTTTCAGAATCTCTTCTAGAAATGGAAGAAGAAGAAGCTCAAGCACCAGATATGGGTGGCGATGCCCCAGAAGCTGGTGGTGAAATGGGTTCAGCTGGTGAAGGTGAAGAACACCAAGGCAAAATGAAAGAACTAATTCGTGGCATGTTAAATTCCCTAAAAGATATGGGCGCTGAATATGGCATGAGTATGGAAATTTCAGATGAAGGCGGTGAACCAGAATCACCAGAAGCGCCAGAAGCTGATGCCGAAATGGCACCACCAGAAAGTGCTGATGAAGAAAAAGATCAAGGTATGATGGAAGAAAAACTTGATGAAATTGTTGAAAAACTAACGAGAAGAGTTGCATCAAGACTTGTTAAAGAAACAAAAAAGAAACGCTGAATCTCTGTATAAATAAAGAAATCGGGTCTGGCCGGGGTATATCCCCGGCCTTTCCTTTGTGGTTGACAGGGCCACCGACCGGTGGTAGGATTGAAAGGAACGGAGGCAGAATGATAAGCGCATCGGCATGGAAGTTTACAGTAGACGATGAAGGCCATGTATATCGTATTCAAGTAAATAATGTAGATGGCAACACTCGCCCTATTGTAGAAAAATCGTTAGAAGGATGGAAAGAGTGTGGAGAAGGTTGGAACAATGATGGACAAATTCTATTTTTTGTAAAGAAGTTTGCTGACACAGAAAAGTGGGAAGAGTGGACAAAACGATTTAAGGATTTTAATCTAAGAGTTCTTGATCGTGAAGGTAAAGCAAAAAAAGAAATAAAAGGAGAAGGCATACCCGTTGAGGCTGTGTCTTCTGTTCGTGTTTGTTCAAAGTGTAAACTACCAGGTCACAATGCTGCGACTTGTCGCGACTTTCATCGCAAGACGGTGGCAACAACGGTCTCAGTTGTTTCTACTGCGTCTAGTATTGATACTGAAGACAAAGGCAAGCGAACATGTTCTGTTTGCAATCAAAAAGGTCATAATTCAAGGAGTTGTTCTGGAAAAAATAAATGAATTTATTGAATACATTGAACGCCTAAATAAAGCATTAGATTCTGTAGCATATGGAGGACAATTTGCCCCAGCAACACTCTCACCAAGAGTGGGCGTTATTGTTGGACCAAATGCTAGAATGGTGACAAAACACTTACATAACTCAGGAACAATAGAGAAATTTTATGAAATTAAAAATAGAGGTGCCCGAGGTAAACTTTTCGCCGTTCAATTCAAAGATTGATTGTAAAAGACAATTATACAAAGGCGATTTAGTCAAAATCCTTGATGAGAAAGGCGATATAATTGATTATGCGTATCTACTTAAAGATATATACTTAATGCAGGGATATCCATTCGCGATTCTAAAATTGCAAAGAAATAATAAAACACTGGAGATGGTTGTAACTAATGCAATCCAAAAAGTTTAGAAATCAACAATTTTATGTAGGTGACTTAGTGTCTCCGAATTGGACTCCAAAACAACCAATGGGACTTGGTATAATATTGATTATGGAATCAAACAGGTGGGATGAACCATGCATCACAGTTTGTTGGCAGATTGCTGGAACTACAAAAGAATCTCCAATGGATCTGATAGTGCTGGAACAAACACTTGACTAACAATGGAAGTATGCTAATATGAAGTGGTGGTGGCACGGGAAAGACGGTGTTTCAATGTCGGATGACGACTTTTTTGAAATGTTGGACGAAGGTTTGTGTTCCGACTTTGTAGAATACCTTGAAGTCATTGAGGGTAAGGGATATTATATCCCATTTATCACAACCGTGAACTACCTCACGCATTCAGTTAGCAGAAATTCGTTCGGTATAAAAGATTTAACTAACTTAAAAAACTAAGAGGAGAAAATGAAAAAGATTACTGCTGGAAATTTAGTTCAATGGAATGGGGCGAATCAAACTCTTACTGAGTTTATTGAATGGCTAGAAGAAAAACCACGCCTAGATGATAGGCACTCAAAATTGTTGAGCGATTTAACTGTAGCTTATAACAATTTTGCAGACGATTCAGATGACGAAGTTAAAGTTTGAACTAACAAAAGGAAATTAAATGTTTAAGAAACCATCAAGCAAAAAACCATCAGGCAAGAAATCAAACCAAAACATGGAAGAAGAGTTCATGAAATCTATCAAAGAACTCTCAGAACCAGAAAAGAATTCTCGTAAAATTGGTCTATATGGCCAGCTAGATACCGACAAGGCAGAAATGGTTGTTTACAGCCTCTTGCACCTTCATGAAACGAGGTTGAAGAGTGTTGCTCGTCCTCTTTCTGCCGTACAAAAGAAAAAGCTCCAGAAAGCAATTGAAGAAAAAGACATGGATGTCGGTATTGATGTAAAGTTTGATGAGGTATCACAACCTCTTGAATTCGTTATCAGTACTCCGGGTGGAAGTGCTAGTGACATGTTTTCAATCTATGATACCATGCGTATGGTGCGCAAGGATTGTGATATTGAAACGCTTGGTCTTGGTCAAGTTATGAGTGCTGGAACATTGCTTCTTGCAAGTGGAACCAAGGGAAAACGAAAGATTGGTAAGCATTGTCGTGTGATGGTGCATCAAGTAAGTGCAGGGACGGCAGGTCCACACCATGAAATGGTTAACGAGATTGCTGAGATCCAGTATACTCAGGAACAGTATATTCGTTGTCTAGCTGCAGAAACCAAGATGAGTGTTACTTTTATTAAGAAACTCTTTGAAAAGAAAGTAAATATTTATCTTTCTGCCGAACAAGCCGTTAAATATGGTTTGGCAGACATAATTATCTGAACAAAGAGGCATATAAATGAAAAACAAGGTTGATATTAGCAAATTAATTGAGAAAAAGTATAAAGGTAACACTTTAGACCTTTCTGATATTCTTGAGCAGATTGACCTTGTTCTTAAAGAGAATATAACAAATTATGAATACAGAAGAGAGGGAGAACCAGGATATTTGGAAGAAAACCCAGAATCTGTAAACATATCACAGAGAATGTACGGTGCCCAAGGTATCAGAAATGAAATACCAGACGAGCCTGGATATGACGATAATGTAGATAATGTTCCACAGGTCAGACCTGATAAAATAGCAGAAAATGTAGCTACTAAAGCAGAAACAGTAACTTTAGAAATACCAGATATTTTTTCTTTGGTTACAAACTCACAAATGGAACTTGCTGCATCAGGCGATGCTGATAGAATTTTAATCGATAAAATTATCAAGAGAATGGAAGTTTCAGGAAAAAGAAACTGGGTCACAAGATTACAATCCTTGCAAAGATTTATGCAAGATACCAGTGGAGAGATCCCAACTTGGAATGGAAATATAAGAACTGGTGTAGCAAATTTAATTTATTTAAATGTCTTAAAAAAGATAAGCTATAGTATCGCACAACCAGGAAAACTGTTTGAATACGTAATAGCTCCTTTGATAAGTTCAACCGCATATGTTGAAGGAACAGAAGATCAATCAATTATTGACGTTACAAAAACTTTTAAGGGAAAAGAATATTCTTATAGCATCAAATTATTTACCGGAAAAAGTACGGAACTAAAAGTGGAGGGATCACGAAATGAACTCGCCAAAAAAGTATTTGCTGATAAATCTCCAGTTACATATATTATAGCATACGTAAACAAAGAAAGTAGTGATATAAGTTTTGCAGAAATGTATGTTACGACCGATATAAGTTATTTTGATGGCTGGGAAACTATTAAAACGCTTAGTCAGGGAATTACCTACAGAAAACAAGGAGCAGAAGATAAGCCAGCAGCGTATGGTATATGGGTAAATCCTTCTCCTGCAGAAAAATCAACGTCTGAAATTCCTACTTCTTCAAAAGAACAAGTACCAAAACAAGTGTCAAAAAAACTACCATCAGAAATTTCATTTGGTGGTATAAACTGGCCTCTTAAAGGTCTTCAACAATTTCGAAATGATATAAAGTCTAATTTAGCAGATAAAGATCCAACTAAGTTGAAGACTTTAATTAGTAAGCTACCTCAGTACAAAGATCAATTTGACGCAGTACAAAACAACCCAGAGCAATTAAAAGCTTTAGCAAAGACAATTTATGATGTTTCGCTACCCGCTAAGATTAGCACTGATGAAAAATCTCCTACAAATGAAAGCCAAATTTTTCTAGAAAACGAAGAAGGTGAATTGGCGTTATCATCTGGCACCTTTTCAATCCCATTGAAAGGCTCTTGGAGTGAATTAAATACAATTAAAATTAATCTAGGAAAACCAGAAAATTTTAGAGTTGCACAATTAAAGATATCTGGTCAACTTGTTCAGGATATGAAGACAGTTTTCGAAAATTATAGACAATTAAATACAAATATTTTAAATTTCTTTGCCACTACTCCTGATAAAGAAGAAGATTACGGTCAAAAAGCAATTGATAATGCAGAGAGAATAAAGAATGGAGTAGAAGGCTTTCAGCGAAAAGAAAAAGCTGGAATCAAAGAAAACTCAACTCCCGAAGATAAAAGCACTAAATAAACGCTTGACTTTCCAGAATCTGATGTTATAGTATTTTAAACCGAGGTTTAGATGAGTAAAGTTTTCTGTCGTGAGAATGTATTAAATCAAAAATTATTAGAAGGTATTGATATACTAGCCGATAACGTGGCTTCAACAATGGGTCCACGTGGTCGTACAGTAATCATTCACGAAAAAGATCGTCGTCTAATTATCTTCTGATGTTACCGTTGCTAGCATACTATTTATTATTATGAACCCAACAATATATTGCATAGAAAATATCGTTAATAATAAAAAATACATAGGCAGCACAAATAATCTTTCTAAAAGATGGCGCTCTCACAGAAATTTATTATCCAACAATACACACTCAAATGTTCACCTCCAAACTGCTTGGAATTTATATGGCAAAGATAAATTTAGATTTCATGTAATTGAAGAAAATATAGAACATTATATTCTTCTTGAGAGAGAGCAATATTATATTCAATTATATGATGTTTTAGATAGAGAAAAAGGTTATAATATAGCTAAAAATACATCTGCTCCTATGGATGGAAGAAAGCATACAGAAATTTCGCTTGTTAAAATGAAAGAAGCGAAGTATGGAGAAAAAAATAGTTTCTTTGGAAAACATCATACAGAAGAAACCAAGAAAAAACTTAGAGAAACTAAAATAGGTAAAAAACTTTCACCTGAACATAAAGAAAAAGTATTGAAAACTGCGCATAAATCAGGCGAGAACAATATCAATAGTAAGTTAACCTTAGAAAAAGTAAGACAGATTAGAAAAGAATATTGTGAAGCAGAAAACAGAAAATCTATATTTACATTCTTAGCTAAAAAATATGATGTCTATCATACGACTATAAGATTGATTATAAAAAATAAAATTTGGAAAGAGGAAGCAAATGATAATCCAAAACAAAACAGAACTGACTAAAACGATATTGGATGTTGCAAATAAAGCAGCAGATATTATAGGTTCAACGATGGGTCCAAGAGGGCAAACAGTAATCTTTCAAAGAAAAGGGCAAAAACCAATAGTGACCAAAGATGGTGTATCTATTTGTAAATTTCTAGAATTAGAAGATCCAGTAGAAAACGCAGTTTTGCTAGCAATAAAACAGGCAGCAGAAGAAACAGCTAATACTGCTGGTGACGGAACAACTACATCAACTGTGTTGGCTCGCTCTATACTTGTTGAAAGTCAAAAGTATCTTGCTGCTGGTGTTTCACCAATTGAACTAAAGCGCGGCATAGATAAAGTTGTAACAGGAATTGTATCCAAGATCAGAGAACTATCAAAGCCTGTAACAAAATTGGAAGACGTAGAAAACGTTGCAACCATTTCAGCTAATGGTGATAAAACTATTGGTAAATTGATTGCAGAAGCTGTTGATCTAACTGGAAAAGATGGTGCAGTAACTATTAAAGAGGGTAAGTCCTTACAAACTACACTTGAAATCGTAGAGGGCTTTCGCTTTAAAGGTGGCATTGCAGCATCACAATTTATTACAAATGAACGTCTTGTAGTGATGAAACATGAGCGACCTTTGTTTCTTATCACTGACGAACGAGTAGATGATATTCAGCAATTAATGCCTACACTGGAACTTGCCGCAAGAGCAAAGCGCCCACTCATTATTATTGCTGATGATATTTTCGGTGAAGCTCTTGCAGCGATAATTGTTAATGCTATGCGTGGTAGTATGAAAGTAGCCGCCATTAAAGCACCTTCATACGGTAAAGACAGACTTAACATTCTTCAAGATTTAGCCACAGCCGTAGGCTCTACTTTTATCTCAGCACAAGCTGGTAAATCTCTTGTAGATGTAAAACTAGCTGATCTTGGTAGTGCCACAACTATTGAATCAAATAAACTGTGGACTACAATTGTTGGTGGTGAAGGTGACGGAAAAGTAATTTCAGAACGTATTGAATCTTTGAAAGAAGAATTTAAAATCACAGAAGATATGAATGAATGTGAAAAGATTCAAGAACGTATTACGCGCCTTTCAAGTGGTGTCGCCACCATTCATGTTGGTGGAACAACCGAAGTAGAAATGATTGAGACAAAGCATCGCATTGAAGACGCACTTGAAGCTGTACGTTCAGCTCAAGATGAAGGTATCATTGATGGCGGCGGTACTGCTTTGATTAAAGCATTTCGTAAACTAAAGATTAGTGAACTTGGCTTAGAAAATGAACAGCAAAAAGCAGCATTTAAGATCATGTCTAAAGTGGTTGAATCTCCACTTCGTCAGATGTTAAAGAATGCTGATGAGCCAGCTGATGTTATCGTAGAAAAAGTAAAGGCCAAAGATATTGGTTATAATATTTCTACAAGAAAGTATTGTAAACTTATTGATTCTGGAGTAATAGATCCAGCAAAAGTATCAAGAATCGCACTACAGAATGCAGCAAGCGTGGCAACGACATTGATTACCACCAACTTTGCTATCGTTGACAGGTAGCGTCTTGTGTGTTAAGCTGACTAACACAGGGAGAGATATGAGCCAAAAAGTAAAACTGCAAATGTCGTCTGATATTGAAGATGTGACCAAGTTATCCTCGGTTACTTTAACTGAAGCTTTGACAAATGTTACACGTCTTAGCAGTATTATAACAGACGCGAAAAATCGTCTTTGGGCTTGCGATATATCCTCCGAAGAAGATAGAATGAGTCTGACAGACATGCTATCAAGTTTAGATGATGTCAGGCTTCTTTTATCAAAAATTGATATGAGGATTGGCGATGTTGCTTCAATAATCAGTGGATTAAGTTCTATCTTTGAACAGTCAAATCAAGAAGAACAGAAAGAAGATAACAATGATAGCGTCAATACCGGGTGATCCTATATGGATACGAGAAGGCGTTATGGTGTCAAGAGAAGTATCAACTGATGGCATGACCATTGGAACAATCTTAAAGAAACCGCTTAGAGCGATATTCCTTAATAGAAAAACCATAAACGATAGAAAATATATCCAAGCTTATATTGATAATATAGGTGAAAGATTTATAGAAGAAGATGAAGTTCTTGAATTAAACGGAGAAAAAAATGTTGATTAAATTAAAAGAAGCTCAAAAGATTGATTCTGCTCAAATTGATGAACATGGACGAATGGTTGCAAGTTCTAATTTCACTTTTAGAGACATACTTATCAACCCCGAACATATCATATCTATCAATGAAGAAGATATACGTGGAGCGCACAGATTATCAAGGATTGAAACCACGCGAGGAGTATTTACCGTTCTTGGAACTCCTTTTGAAGTTCAGAAAATTCTAAATCCTGAAAAGGTTAAAAAGTTGCTAAAAGACTGAATGAAAAAGAATTATAGCATTTATGTGAAGACTGACTGTCCTTTCTGTAAAAAGGCAGTCATGTCTCTTCAACAAACAAACCTACCTTTTATTGTTATTGTTGTAGACAACAATCTTGAATATCTTGAAGCCGTAAAACAACAAACAAACCATAAAACAGTTCCAATAGTTTTAGAACACACTGAAGCTGGAGCTAGATTGATTGGCGGTTCTGACGATTTAGAGTCTTATTTAAATTCACCGGAGTTTTCAAATGATTGAATGTAATTTTGTGCCAATAAAGAAATCCATCTACACGACAGAAGAAGAAACAAAAGCAGGACTGTACAGCAGCACTGTTTATAATATTCCAGATTTTGGAGTAACTAAATGGGTTGTGTGTGCATATCTCAGTGTTGATCATAAAAAGTACCTTGATGAAGGTGTTACAACCAGACAATTAATTGATGGCTGTCTTGAGCATCTAAATTATATGCCAGAACCAGCAAGAAAAACAAAAAAAGGTCAAAAACCGAAATATGGGAATCTTCAACCTCTTGTTTCAAAAATAACGGGTGAGTACGATATAAAGTACAAAGATGACTGTGTAATCGTTCAGCTCATCACTGATGATCGTCAGAACCCTAATTTTTGGGGTGAAGGAGATAGAACTTAGAAATTTTATACTCCATCAACTGTGATAAAACGCACAGTCTTTACCACAGTTGGTTGATAATTATATATAGTGTATAATTGTTACTCCGGAGTATAAAAATACATTAAGGCGTGACTGGTCACGCCTTTTTTATTACGAAAGAGCTAATTAATAATATGAAACAATTTTTAGATAATTTTAAAAATTATACCAACAAATTGAATGAAGGTACTGACAACAGCCAGTGGAAAATAAGCATGTTAATGGTTATTGACCGAACAGTAGATCGTTACAAAGAAGATATTCTTTCTGATCTAAGAGCAGTTGACGGTATAACAATTATCAACACAGAACAACATAAAAACGTCAAAGATCTTGACTATAACGTTGTATTGATGAAGTTTGATTACGATACAAGAGGCTTAAAATCCCCAGACAGAGATGTTCCGGTTAATCTTGTAAATGTCTTGTTATCTATAAGAAGCAACATATTACAAATTCCCGGAGTAATAAGATTAAAATATCTAACAAAACCAGAAAGATTTTAAAATGA